TATTGGGCCACTGCTGGCAGTGATGAAAACTCGACGGTAACTTATGCGGCACCGGCAACAATTAAAGGCAAATGGATCAAGAAAGACGGAATTATTACGAATGAGCGAGGCGAGGATCAGAAAACTGAATTTATCATTTATTCAAAGACTCTGATTAACAAACGTTCAAAGGTTGTTTTAGGTGTTGATACATCTTCTACACCACCAAGCAACTCAAGGGAAATTAAAAACAATATAGACAACCCGTCAATAACTAAAATTTTTTGGCATATTGGATAATGGCTACATCTGCAAAAAAAATTGATAATTTGAATGAGGTTTTAAATAATCTTAGCAAGGCTATTAATGGCACTAAAGGTAATTTGCATCTAGGGATAAGAGCATCTGCGGCATTTATTAAAGGCGAGGCTCAAAGTAGAACGCCGGTTGATGATGGTATATTAAGAAACTCAGCTTTCTTTAGAAGTTTTAGAGTGGGCAGGCAGCGCGGACCATTCGCTGTAATTGGTTATACGGCTGAATATGCGCCTTGGGTTCATGAAATGCCTGAAACTCTGAGAGGTCAGCCTAGATCGGATTTTGGAAGAACTAGGGCGGGCCAGTCTTTCGGCGGCGGTTCTGGCAAAGGTTTTTATTGGGATGGTGGTGAAAATCAATTTTTGGCAAAGGCCGTGGTTGAAAACATACCGTCAATATTCAATATGATTGTAAAGTTTGCGGGTAAAAATGATGTCCTTAAATAGTGTCTCAGAAGATATCAGGCAACTGTTAAATAATGACGGAAGTTTCGGCATTCAGGGTACTGATTTATTTTCATTCCAGTGGGGAGTTAATTCTGACGGCGAAGAACAGAACGCCCAGACCATAGTAATTGATACCGAAAATTTAGATGTGATCGACAAACAGTATTATGAGCGGCCAACTTTCGTTATTTACGTCCGAGGTGATACCAGTGAAAGCGCTCATTCAGTTTATGATAGAGCTAGAAGCATTTACCAGTTCATGATTATTCAAGTAAGGCAGGTAATAAACGGCACTGAATATATACAATATGAACCAGTAGGCAGCCCAAGAAATTTAGGAAAAGACAACAATAACAGATTCGTTTATTCAATGAATTTTTCAACATTTAGAAACTCTCTAGGAGATAGCTAAAATGAGCGTAGGCATAGGATTTAAAGGTAATGAGGTTACATTAGTAGTTGGCGCTAGTACTCTTCTAGGCGTAAACAGTAAAGGCTTAACATTCAACAATACGCCACTTGATACAACTAACGACGCGTCAAGTGGATGGCAAGAGAGATTGGCGAAATCTGGCGTTAAATCGTTAGAGTTCCCACTGTCTGGAATAGTTCAAAATCTTGAGCTGGCTAACACCTATTTCGGTGAAAGTCAGATAATGGAGTTTATTTATACGTTCGCTGACGGATCACCAATCACAGGCGATGGATTTTTAGATAATCTAACTTTCGATCCTACTGGAAGCGATGATCTTTTTACTTGGTCTGCTTCATTTAGTTCGAGCGGTCCGGTTGCCTTTGTGGCTGGTGTTTAATGTCTATCAATAAAAAGGTAGAACTTTCATGGAAAGGTAAGAAGCACAACTTACTGATTACCATGCGCCATGTTGACGAAATAGAGTCAGATTTCAATTTGATTCTATTTGCCAATCAATTAAATAATGGCGATTGCAGATACTCCAAACTTTCATGGCTGCTCGCTAAGTTTTTACGGATGGCAGGAGCTGAAGCAACTCAGGATGAAGTATGGTCTGAAATGTTTGGCGGCGGCACTGCTCTATCTCCAGTTGATGCGCTCGTCATGGCGAGGGAAATAACAGCAGCTTGCCTGCCTGAAGCCCCTAAAACCAAATCGACCGCAAAAAAAAAGCCGGCGAAAAAGAGTTCCAAAAAATAACCCGATATCCGTGGGGGGATCTTTATGATTTAGTTGTTGTTGGCTATAAGGTTCCCGCCTCGGAATATTGGGGTATGACTCCGCAAGAGGTCAGCAGACATTTAGAGCAAAATAGATCTAAATATATTGGCGGTATGCACGAAGATGATTATCACAAATTAATCGAACACCGGCAGAATAAGATCAAACAAGGGGTTAATGTGTTGTAATGGCTATAAATGCAGATTTAGGTACATTAAGCGTTGAAATAACCGCTGATACCACAAAGTTCGATAAAGGTACTAAGTCGGTACAGAAGGGCTTAAAAGAGACTGATGGTGATTTAAAAAAATCCACGAAAGCTTGGGGTGGGTGGTCTAGTGCTATCATTGCGGCTGGCGCTGCTTTTTCTGTGTCTGCAATTGCTAGTAGCTTAACAAAATATTCTGATGCTGCCACTTCAATCAACAATAAATTAAAGCTCGCCACCAAATCAACAGCAGATTTAAACCTAGTTACCAAAGAGCTATTTAAAACAGCAAATCAAACCGGTTCATCCGTTGAGGCTACAGTTGAGCTTTATGCGAAAATGGAAAGGGCTACCCGTGATTTAGGTGTTGGCCAAGAAAGGCTGCTAGGCGTTACCAGTTCAATTAATAAAGCTTTCGCCATTGGTGGGGCATCTACCGCCGAGGCTGCCGGTTCTATTCGGCAATTAGGGCAAGCCCTCGCATCTGGCGTACTTCGTGGAGATGAATTTAATTCGATCGCTGAGCAAGCTCCGATCATTATGGAGGCCGTTCAGAAATCCACAGGGAAAACTACTGGCGAATTAAGAGCTCTTGCCGAACAGGGCGCAATAACATCAGATATATTAATCAAATCGTTGGAGCGTTACGCCAGTAAAATTGATGGTGATTATGCGACAGCGCAAAAAACGTTTGCCCAAAAGTTAGAAATCGCTGGCAACCAGGCTATTGAGTTTGTTGGAAATAATGACGCTATAACTAGTGCCATTTCTGCATCCGGTGACGCTCTTGTTCTTGTTAGTGAAAATTTAGATGTTTTGGCTACAGCGGTAAGTGTTGCGGGTATAGCATTTGCATCTAGATTACTAGGTCCAGTGGTGGCAACAAATGCCGCGCTATTGTTAACAAGCATTAATTCTTTAAAGGCTGCGGGAAGTGTTGGAATTCTGGCAAGGGCTGCAACAACGGCAAGGAGTGCGATAGCTTTCCTTGGTGGGCCGGTTGGCGTTTTAATTGCTGCAACTGTATCTCTAGCAACTTTTGTTGATTGGGAAAGCGAAACGGAAAAGCAAACAATAGAAACGACAAAGGCGCTAGATAAGCAAATCGACGCTGTAAAGGGTTTAACATCTGCCAACAAAATAGCGGCTGCTAATAAATCATTCGGAAAGCAGCAAAAAGAAAATTTAGAAGATATTGTCAAACAGAAGAAAGCCATCAAGGATTTAGAGAGTCAATTGGTAAGCATTGCTTCATCAGCAAAAGGCACCGGATTTTCTTTTGTCGCTGGACAGCTTGATGCGGCTAATAAACAGCTCGATGCGCTACTTGTAAAGCAGGGTAAAATACAAGAGTTAGGTGCTGCGGTGTTTAGTAAAGGTCCAGCCGGAAAACTTGCCGATAAAGATATTAGCGATAGTGGGTTGATTGCTATTGGTGGCGGGCAAACTGACAAGCAGAAAGAAGCATCTATAAAAAAACGAGAAACAATGAAAGCCGCATCAGATGCGGCTTTGCAGGATCTAAGGAATAGCTTTGCTACAGAATCAGAGTTAGAGGATACTTTTCACGCCGATCAGTTGGAGAAATTAAAGGAAGCGTCAGCACAAAGATTATTGCTTGGCGAGGATGAATTTACGGTCGCTATGGAGGCTCAGTTAATAGAGCTTGGGTTGATAAGAACTCATGAAGACGAGAAAACAAGAATTGAAAAAGAAGCATCTGACGAAAGGAAGCAAATAGCAAAAGACGAACTCAGCGATAAAATAAGCAATGCACAATTGGGCGCTACCGCCATTTTATCAATAGCCAGCGCGTTTGGTTCAAAGAGCGAAAAGCAGCAAGAAAAACAG